CAGCACGACGCCCTCGGTCTCGTCGCCGGTCTGCGAGGGATCGCCGCCTTCACGCTCCGCGAGGTAGTACCGGGTCAGCGTGGTGTCGCCGACGCGGTCGCCGGCGAGACCCGCGATCTTCACCTTGAGCCCGCTCTCCTCCCACGCCTCCTTGATGGCGTTGGCCTGCAGAGACAGGCCGCGCTCGGCCGTGCCCTTGGGGAAGGTGTGCTTGTAGCCGCCGAACTCGTTGGTGGGCTTGGTGATCCAGACCCGGCCGTCCGGTTCCATGATGACGACGCCGGCACCGATGGACTTCCCGGGCGACGGGATGAACGGCAGGCTCTCGTCGAGCTTGGGGTTCTGGCCCGCGACCTTGGACCATCCCTCGGTCGTGGTCGGTGCCTTCCACGGCTTCAGCGGCACGCCGTGGAGAATGTCCGGGGTCTTGCTGCCGGGGGTCCATGTGGCGGTCGCGTTCTTGTCGCGCCACGTCGAGCGGTCGGACGCCTTGGTCGGTACGTTGATGGTGACCGGCTTGCCGTTCTCGTCCACCTTCGGATGCGGCTTGGCTCCCTTGGGCGGGCCAGACGGCTTGAACATCGTGCCCACGCCCGGGAACATGAAGCTCGGGGCCTTCGCGGCACCGAACCCGGACGTTCCCTTCGGCGCGAACTGCCCGCCCTTGGTGGACCCGGCCGGGAATCGACTCCAGTTGCCCTTGGCGATCTCGATCTTGGCGCGGATCAGCGCCAGCTCGGCCGAGAGCGCGGAGACCGCTGTCTTGAGGATGGTCATGCGGGCTCCTTGGCGGGCTCCTTGGCGGGCTTCTTCTTGCGCTTGGGTTTTTCGCCGGATCCCAGCGGGACCGGAACGTGAACGTCGGATACGGCTGGGCCCGAGCCGGCGCTGATGGCTGCGGAAACACCGCCCGGGTTGGCTCCTTCACCGTCCTTCCGGACAGGTGCGAAGCGACCGCCCATGCGCGATCCGGGCGGGTGGCGAGGTTGCGACTTGTGGAGGATGCCGTTGCGCTCATCGAGGCAGCCCTCGGAGTCGCACAGGGCCTTCATGACGGTACCGGCGCAGCTACAGCCGCCGTCGAAGCAGACGCGCTTGACCACCGGGGCCTGCTTCTCGTCAGCACGCTCGATGCGGTTGTGGACGCTCTGCGCCCATGCTTTCCCTGCGTTCCCGCCCCAGAGCAGCCACGCGATGGTGCCCGCTGTGGGCCCGCCGTCGGGCTCGGTCTTGTCGGGTGCGTAGTTCTTCTGGTGGCGGCTGAAGAAGGCCACCATCTGGCCGATGACGCGGGCGCTGATACGGCTTCCGTTGGAGAGGTTGGTGGCGCGCTGCACGCCCGAACCGATGCCCTGCTCGGATGCCTGCTCGTTGGACAGGCCACCCCGCTTCCACCGCCGGCGGAGGTCGAGCCCGCGACGGGCTGCGCTCTGGACGCTCTCCGGAGGCGCGAAGCTGTCGTTGGCCTTGGCGAGGGTTAGAATCTTGGCGGACGCACGCGCCGACAAGGCAAGGATGCGTTGGTGCAGGTTCTCGAATTTCGACATAGGCGGCTCGCGTGCAAAGACTTGATGATCACCAAGTGTATCGGAGGCTCATGGCCCTGTGCGATGAGCTGTCCGAAATGGCCGATCAGTGCTGGTCTCCGAACACCGCGAAGGCCGTCTATTGCCTCGCGAAAGGCGTCCAAACGATATGCCGCCTGCTGGAGAAGTGGCGGCAATCGCCGACGCCGGGAGCTACTCGAAAGCCAACAGGAAGATGACGTTTGCCAGCAGGATCAGGCCGTAGAACCCGACCATGAGCCACGCGGCCATCTTCGACCCGCCGTCGACCTCGGCGTAGGTCGCGTCGTCGTCAGGTTCATCCCACATCGCTACTTGAGGGCGGTCAGCTGGTAGATCGTGGCGTCGATCAGGGCCACGGCCTCGTCGATGATGTTCTGCAGGTGCGAGTCGGGTGCCGTGCTGTGGCGCGCCTCGTCGATGAAGCTGCGCAGCGTCTGGAAGTACGGGATCGGGTCGCGCCCTGACGGCATCGGGTCCGGATACTGGTCCAGCACGCCGTAGCGGCCCTGATACGCTTCCACGAAGCGGTCCACGATCCCCGGAATTTCCTCGTAATAGCCCTGCAATGCCTGATGGTCCGAGCGCGAGCGCGTCTGGAAGTGCATCAGGTGGGCGACCGTTGCCGAGTGCAGCAGCGCCATGGCCAAGGCCCCGCAGGTGGCGTTCTTCTGGATCGACACTTCGGGTGCCTTGGTGTCGCCGAGGCGTTTGGTGACGCGGGCATTGAAGCGCTCGATCTGCTGCGCGATGTCTTTGGTGGTCATGAGTTTTCCTTGAGTTGCGATGGTTCGAAGCGACGGATGTACACCGTGCAGCGGCAATTCGGGTGCATGGGCGGCAAGAACTGCGGGCCGTCCGGTGTCTGGAATGGCTGTCCGAATTTTACGCCGCCCTTGTTCAGGCGCGGGATCGGCGAGCAGATCTCGCACAGGCGCTCGTCATGGGCGACGATCCACGTCCGGCGCACCAGATGTTCCGGGACCTTGCCCTTCTCGATGGCCTGCCGCCATGCGTCCTGCACTCCGAAGTTGGTCGTCCGGATGGCCTCGGTGCGGGCGATGGTCTGCGAGCGGTACTTCAGATACTTGCGCGAGTAGGCATCGACCATCTTGTCGATCTGCGCCGGCGTCAGCGGCTTGCCGGTGGACATGGCGCGGTTGAGCTGGCCGTCGTAGCGGAAGTCGCGCAGGCGGCGCTCGGTGATGCCGTCCTTGGGCAACCCGTCGGCGTCCGGGCGCAGGACCTGCGATCCGTTCACCCGGTCGATGGTGCTGCCGATGCCGTAGCCGCCGGCTGAGCGTCGGTTGTGGAAGGTCTCCAGCTCGCGCCGGAAGTTCTGGACGGCCTTCGCCTGCTTGTCGGTGAGGCCGATCACGGCGCGCACCTGCCGGGCGGTGTCGCGGGGGTTCTGGCCGAGGTTCATGCCGTTCACCAGCGCGCCCCGGATCCCTTCCTTGGTCGTCTGGTCGATCTGCCGGATGAGGTCGAGGCTGTAGGTCTGCAGCCACGTGATCAGGCGTGGGTTGAGCTGGTCGAAGGCGAAGGTGACGCCGGACATGCGCTCGGCGATTTGCGACGCGGCCAAGGCTCCGCCGGCGAAGGTGGCGTTCTGCAAGGCGGTGGACACGCCGGCCACGGCTTCCGCGACGTTCTGGATGCCCAGCAGCTGCAGGGCCTCGTCGATGCGGCCCGCTTTGATGGCGTCGGCGAGCGCGTCGAGATCGACCGCGTCCTTTTGCGACTGCAGGGCGGTGAAAATGGTCTTGGCGAGGGCCGGCTCCAGCTTGGCGGCAAGGGCTTCGATCTCCTCGATGTCGGCCGGCCGCTTGGCCTTGGTGAACGGCATCGGCTGGGCGACGGCGGGACGCCATTGGTGCGTGGGGTGCGGGGTCGGAACTATCATTAGTGTGACACTCTCTCGTTGACAAAGGCGCATGGCGCGCCTAGTATCGCCCCACCAACCACAAGAAGGAGGCGCTTCATGACCCAAATCATACCCCCATCCCTGACCGCGATGGGCGCTCTGCGGCTCGATCTGGCTGGCCCGTCGCTGTTCGAGTCCTGCGGCGAGACCATCGGCGTTCTGGCGGCCGTAGCCGACCTGCCGAACGTGCCGACCCAGCTCCGGATCGACGTCGCGAAGGCCTTGGCCACGGCCTGCCAAGCCCATCACCTTGCCAAGTTTGGCACAATCATCTGACCGCAACCCAAGGAGACGAGATGCTAAGAGACGGACAATTTCTTCGCGAGGACCCGATCAACATCGGCGGCAGTTGGTGCCCGGAAGCGAACCGGCGCAGGGAATACACGCCCGAGGAAGTATTCATGCAGAAGGCGTTGCTGGGCGAGGAGCCGACCTTTCGGCTGCCGATTCCGTCCGTCGGGTTCTGGCTGGTGGTCTGGATCGCCACCATCCACCTCGGCTACCGGCTGCTGAAGTGAACGGCCCGTACCCGCAAGGGGCCTTCACGGCGACCAAGGAAGAGCTGGCGGCCATGCACGAGGCCGATGCCTTGATGCGGGTGAACAACCTCGCCCGCTGGCTCATCGACAACCACCCCGAGACGCCGGCTGGCAAGCAGGACCGGCAGATCTTCCTCGGTAAGCTGAAGGACGACGCCCGCAAGGAGGTCGAGGCGGCAGCCCGCGCCTACTGGCAGGCCACCCGGAAGTCCAAGGCACCGGCCAAGGACGCCGCATGACGCCGCCGCTCTGCCTGCCGCACCCGCTGATCGACGAGGTCCTGTCTCTGCTTGGCATGACGCTGGACAAGCAGCTCTCCCTGACGCTTGGCATCCACGCCACGACGCTGAGCAACATCCGGCACGGTCGGCGCGAAGTCTCGGCCCCGGTGATCCTCGCCTTCCACGACGCTACCGGCATGTCGATCCGGAGGATCAGGGAGCTGGACGCCTTGGGACGCCAAGAATATCAAGGAATTGATAAATAGTGCTTGCGTTAGGCGCGTGGTGCGCCTATTGTTCGGGTGTCCCCACCAAAAAGGAGCCCTAAATGACCCAAGCCGAAGCCCTAGAGATCATCGAAGCGATACAGAAAGACCTTGGCCTGCTCATGCTCGAAACCCTGATGCACCTGCAAGACAACCCGGACGAGATGGCCGGCTTCCGCGCCCTGCTCGCACCGGCCTGAACCAACCCCCACCAACCACCAAGGAGAACCATGAACGACTT